AGTGAAAATAATACTGATGCAAACTTTAAAATTATAGAAAATGCGGGAATTGCTTCAGTTCAATTTACTGGTGTTAGTTCGGAAGGATTTACGACACCGATAATAGACATTGGTGATGTCAACGAGAACCAATTACCGAGAGGTGGAATTGTTATATCGGCAGGATCTACGCCAGGTAGAGGTTATGCTCCTTTTGTTGGTGCAAAAGTATTCCCTCAATTAGATTCTAGCGGTACTATTACTAATATTATTGGTATTCCTACCTCAGAAGGTACAGGATTCCAAATTAGCACCGCACAATATGATAATGTGACTGGTATATTATCAGTAACTACCGCAACAAATCACGGTCTTACTATTGATGATCAAATAAAACTTGTTGGATTATACTTTACATGTCCTAAAGACGATGTAGGAACACCCACAAACTTTGTGTACAATCCTGCAACTGGCATATCAACAGTTACTTTGAATAATCATGGATTGTCAAATGGTGATGCTATAAGTTTCAGAGCTAACTCACTGACACTTAGTTGTACAATGGGAACTGGTAATAAGACATACCCTCGTCCAACTGATCCTCTTGCAGGTAATGGTCAGTATCTAACTGTCTCTAATGTCACTACAAATACCTTTAGAGTCAATGTAGGTGCTGCAGGTAGTAATGTTTATTGGAATCCATCAGACGCAGACTATGATCCTAATGCAGGTATCATGACAGTAACGATAGGTACACATGATCTATATGTTGGTAAGGGAGTTGTAATTCCAGACAATACATTTACATTTACTTGTTTACAAGATGGTAACACTGCACAGAAAACATATCCTCGTGCAACTGATCCAGTATCGGGTGCATCTATTAATGTTGTCGCAGTTGGAACAGCAACCGCAAATATATCTACCGCAATTTATGATCCTACAGCAGGTATTTTAACAGCAACATCTGCAGGTCATAACCTCATGGTAGGCAACAGAATACAAATTGCGGGAGATTCTCTAACATTTACATGCAGTAAAGATAATAACGCAACTTATCACCCATATCCTAGATTAGGTGATCCAATAAGAGATAAGTGGGTTGCGGTAGCAAGTACAACACTCAATACATTCTCTATCAATGTAGGATCCTCTAGTGGCATATATCCTCATTATGATGCAAGTGACCATTCATTATATTCTGTTGCTACAGGTGCACTAATAAAACAGACAGGAACGATTGATCTTAATGTTGGTACAGGTGGAACTGGAACATCTGCACATACATTTGTTTCTGCTGCTACAAGTTCTGTACAGTCTTTACCACAGTCAGCACATACATTTGTAAGTGCAGTAACAAATGCGGTTCAAACTCTTAACTATGTTGGTGTTACAACTAACATATTCCCAGACTATGACCAATCCACAGACATAACGAATATAGTATCACCTACAATATTCAATACTTTTGTAGGACCTAGTACAATACCTCACACATATAATGGTGGTGGGTCACCATATGCATTCAAGTATTTGGATGATCTAACATTTGGTTCTGGTTATAATCAACTTTTAGGAACCGTATCTATTGGTGTTACAAATCCTGTTGGATCAGGAGCAACAATTACAGCAACTGTTGGTGCAGGTGGTTCATTAATCTTTAGTATTGATCATGCAGGAACAGGATATACTAGCGGAACACAATTATCTGCTCCTGATCCTAATGGTTCTAATTTAGGAATACAAGGTCTTTACAGACTAGGACTTGGCAATACTACAACTGCAGGTGTTGGTGCTTCTATTACTGTAGACATTATTGGAGTAAGCACAAATACAGGTGCAGGTTCTACACTATTTGAAGTTTCTAAATGGGAGTTTAGCAAACCTGGTTATGGATTCAAGATTGGTGATAAATTTACATTAGCTGGATTATCAACTGATCCTACTGCAGGTGATGACTTCTTACCGTTTGAAATAACAGTCTCTAATATCTTTAATGATGATATTTCTGCGTGGCAGTTTGGACAGTTAGATTACATTGATAATATCAAACCATTCCAAAATGGAAGAGACAAGAGATTCCCACTTTATTATCAGAACCAGTTAGTTAGTTTTGAAAAAGATCTTGATGATCCACAATCTAGACTTATAGAATTAGATTCTGTTCTACTAATATTTGTAAATGGTGTACTTCAAGAACCTGGCATAAACTATGAGTTTGAAGGTGGAACATCCATATCATTTGACTCTGCACCAACAGATGAAGATGATGTGTTTATATTCTTCTACAGAGGAACAGTTGGTCAAGATAGTTTCATATTTGATGTTAATGAAACTGTCAAAGAAGGTGATGTAATAGAATTATTCAAGAGTGCAGAAATTGAAAGAAACAATGTTGCTAAAGATACAACTAACTTTGCACAAAGGGATGAAAGAGTAATTCAAAGAATTGCAACAGCATCTATTGTTGAGACACCATTCTATCAAGGTAGTGGTGTTAATAATAATGAATTTAAACCTCTAAGATGGACTAAACAAAAACAAGACATTGAATATGGTGGTGGATTAATTTCTAAAGCAAGGGATCAATATGAAGCACAAATAACACCTATTTGTAATGTACTAGCATCTATTGCTTCTACTGATACATTCTTGTTTACTAATCACACAGAACGCTTTAGAGATATTGATGGTAACTTAGCAGATTCGTTTAGTTTATTTGTACATGCCTCTAATGTAGGATTTGGAACTACTGCACAGGCAGGTGTCAACTATGAAGTTTGGGGTGACATTGATCCATTAAATACTGATGTTAAAGGATATACTGGTTTAATTACTGGTATTACAACATCAGCAGGTATTGGAACTGATCTTGGTCTTGTATTACAATTAGATACTAACAATCTAGTTAATGAATTTAATGCTTCTTATGTACAAGATTTAGAAGCAGGTTATCCAATTCAAGTTTATGGATCTGGATTACAACCTGTTGCGGGTGTGATTACCAGTATTGATAGTCATGATTCCGATATAGTCGGTGTCAGCACCTTTGATGTGGACAATATATACTATGTCTCTGCTATATCTTGGGATGGTAGTTCTAGAACTGGTGTTGCTACATGCAATATACACTCTGGAACTGATGTAAGTGGACTTGTAGGTGTTGGTTCAACACTACATCCTGCAGCAAGGTTAACATGGGGAAGATTCTCTTCCGCATTGAGAAGTGTAGCATATCCTCTTAACATCTCTGTTAAAGGTTTGAATTATAATCCAGACCTAGACGAATGGCCAACCGCCAAGCGTATGAATATTGGGTTGCGTAATACTGGAGCACTCGATAAAACCTTATAAATATCAAAATAGTAAGACTCTTTTTATAGAATATTGCAATGGCAGCAATTATAACCGATCAATTTAGGATTATCAACGCTAATAACTTCATGGATGATGTTACGAGTGGGGATAACTCTTACTATGCTTTTCTTGGATTAGCAAATCCTACAGTATCGGGATTCGGAAGAACAGATACTTGGAATAGTACTACTGTTCAACCACCATCACCTGTCGATAGTATCAATTATAATAATCATGTGTATGATACTATGTTATTTGGAAGAAAGATATTTCCTGGCGATGTAAGAAGATTAATTAGAAAAGTAAATTGGACAAAAGGTACATCATATGACATGTACCGTCATGATTATAGCACAACTAACCGTTCTTTGGTTTCCAACTCTAGTAGATTATATTCATCAAGTTATTATGTTATGAACAAAGACTACAGAGTCTATGTTTGTATTAATAATGGATCTGCAGGTATAACTACAATTGCTAGTGCATCATTAGATGAACCAGGTTTTACAGACCTAGAACCATCCTCTGCAGGTGTAAGTGGTGATGGTTACCTTTGGAAATATATGTTTACAGTTCCTCCTGCGGACATTGTAAAATTTGATTCTACTGAATATGTTGCTGTTCCTAATGATTGGGAAACAACTACTAATGCAGATGTGAAAGTTGTTAGAGATAATGGAGATTCAACTGTCAACAATAACCAGATAAAGGTTGTATCTATAGATGATCCTGGTAGAGGATATAATTTTCTTTCTAGTCCTATAGAAGTTGATATACTAGGCGATGGTACTGGAGGAAAAGTAAGAATCTTAACTAATACAACAGGTGAGATTATTCAAGCACAAGTAACGCAAGGAGGGCAAGGTTATAGTTATGGCCGTGTTGATTTATCTTCTATTAATAGTACTGTTTCGACTAATGGTAGGTTCGCCAAACTAAGTCCCATAATACCACCAACTTTAGGGCATGGATTTAATGCTTATAAAGAATTGGGAACTGATAAGGTTTTGATATACACTAGATTTGATGCATCTTCTTATGATTTTGTACCTGATACAATATTTGGTCAGGTTGGATTAGTTAGAAATCCTCAAGCAGTTGGTGCTTCTGGAACTACCTTCCTACAAACATCAGAATTTTCTGCACTAAAATCTATTAAATTTACTGGAGACACTTCACAGTCTCTTGGTATTGGCACAGTTATAGAACAAAATATAACTGGTGTAGGAACTGCTAGAGGTTATGTTGCATCTTATGATCTTGATACTCAGGTAATTAAGTATTTCCAAGATAGAACATTATCATTTACAAATAAGTATGATCCGACTGATAGTGCAGATGTTGCTAATCAAACTCCAGTCTTAGAATTTACATCAACTGCAAATGCTGTTACCAGTACCGCATTTAGTGTTAATGTAGATACAACCTTTAGTGGCATATCCACTGTAACCCCTGCAGGTAAGACTGTTGACTTAGGAGTTCAGTTTACAAATGGACTTGCCGATGCTGAGATAAATAAACGCAGTGGAGATTTAATTTATCTTGACAACAGACCCTCTATTACAAGAAATGAGCGTCAAAAAGAAGACATTAAAATCGTATTAGAGTTCTAAAAAGATGCCACAACAGACCAATCTAAACATAAGTCCTTATTACGACGACTTTGACAGAACCAAGAATTTTCATAGAGTTCTTTTTAAACCAGGTTTTCCAGTACAGGCTCGTGAACTTACAACCATGCAGTCTATTCTGCAAAATCAGGTTGAACAGTTTGGTAGTCATATATTTAAAGAAGGATCTGTTGTAGTACCTGGCGGTATTACTTTTGATCCAGAATATTTTGCAGTTCAATTAGATGGAACTCACTTAGGAACTGATGTTGAAGTATATTTGAGTGCACTTAAAGGTAAAAAAATAAAAGGTCAAACTTCTGGTGTAGTAGCAAAAGTAGTAAACTGTATAACCTCATCCATATCTACTAATAACAATCCAACAATATTTGTAAAATATATTTCACCAGGTCCCAGTGGAGCTTTCGATCTCTTTAGTAATTCTGAATTACTTATACTACAAGATTCAGTAACTTATGGTAACACAACATTAAATATAGGATCTTCAATAGCATCAACTATTGCTGTAGATGCATCTTTAACAGGATCAGCAGCTAGTATAGCAAGTGGTGTTTACTTTGTAAGAGGTACTTTTGTTAGAGTTAACGAACAAACACTTATATTAGATCAATATACAAATGATAGCACATATAGAGTAGGTTTGCAAGTTGTTGAATCAGAGATTGCTGCAAAAGAAGATACCAGTTTATATGATAATGCGAAAGGATTTTCCAACTTTGCTGCACCAGGTGCTGATAGATTAAAAATAGAATTAATTCTTAGCAAAAAACCAATAACTGATTTTGATGATACTGATTTTATAGAAGTTGTTAGAGTCAGAGAAGGAACTATTGAAAAGGAAAATAATAATAATTCTCAATACAATATAATTTTAGACTATCTTGCAAAAAGAACACATGATGAGTCTGGGGACTATGCACTAAAACCATTTATAGTTGATGTTCAAGAAAGTTTAAATGATCGTCAAGGAAGTGGTGGTGTTTATTTCGAGAACGAAACCACAAGAGAGGGAAGAGAACCAGAAGAAGAATTAACTGCTATAAAAATATCACCAGGTACTGCATATGTAAAAGGTTATGAATATTCCACACAGGGAGAAATTATTGATTGTCCTAAAGCAAGATTGTTGCAAGATGAATTTATCGAAGAATCTTTCACATTTAGATTAGGTAATAAACTAATAGTACAAGATGTCAAGGGTGCTCCTATACAAGGAGATAGTGTTAATTTACGAAGTGGTATTAGTAGTTCTATTGTTGGAACTGCAAAGGTATATAATTTTGCATTGTCAGATTCAAAGTATAAGGATAAATCAACTGAGTTTGATTTACATTTATTTGATGTACAATTACGCAATGATCTCCAATTAAATGAATATGTTACATGGCCAAGATCAATTACTGTTGAAGGTGCTGAGAGTGGTGCTAGAGGTATTAGTGTTGCAGCAGGAACTGCCAGTAGTACAATAACAGTAGAGGGTGTGTCTGGTAGATTTTTAGACGGAGAACAACTTATATTTACTAATGATTATAACTTACAGAGATCAATACAAAAAGTAGTAAGATATGATATTAATGATGTAGAGAATATAGGAGATACTGGTAATACTTTCTACTCTAAGAAAAAATTATTCAATGTATTACCTCTAGGATTTGATAAGACTGATCTTGTACAAATTGCCACTAATGGAACTGTCACATGTCCTGGCAAAACATTTGAAATATTTAAACCCAATCAAATTATAACATATACCGTAGCTGGTGAAACTTTACCTCAACGAAATGTTGTTACTGAAGTTAATGCAGATGGTACTAACATGAAACTAGCTGCAACGACAGGAGTAGCAAATATATTTCTAGGAGGTTTACCATCTAGTACATATACAGGTGCGATATTCTTAGGTCAACAACAATTAACTTCTGAAAATAATTCTGGTTTATATCTTCCATTTCCTAAAAGCAATATCGGTGAAGTAGATCTTACTGAAGCAGAACTATTATTAAGTGATCAAGTCACTTCTGAATCCACAGATGCTAATGGAGTTTTAGTTGTAAATACTAGTGCACTAAGTCTTAATGATGTTACTTTTGCAGCATTTGATCAAGAAAGATATAAGGTAACTTATAGTGATGGAACAATTGCAATAATAGACGATTCTCAAGTTGTCATAACAAGTGACACATTAACAATCAATAACTTACAATTTAGTGAGACTAGTATAAAGGTTGATGTAACTGTTATCAAGAGTAATATAAGAAGTAAAGTAAAAGAATTTAAGAAAAGTCAGTCAGTTAATATAACAAGATCTTCTAATGCTGCAACTGGTAATGCTGTTAACATTGGTCTTAATGATGGATTAACAGAATCAGCATTATATGGTTTAAGAGTGCAAGATGCGGATATATCTTTAAATTGTCCTGATGTAGTAAATGTTGTTTGTGTTTACGAATCACTGGATGCAAATGCTCCAATATTTGATAAGTTGGCATTTACATCAACTGATCCTATTTTCCAAAATGCGATAGTAGGTGAAAATATAATAGGTGAAACATCTAATGCTGTTGCAAGAATAACAGAAGTTGATGTTGGTAATAGTAATATTAGTATCGTATATCAAACTGTTGATAAATTCAATCTTCTTGAAAATTTAACATTTAGTGAATCTAACTCTACTGCAGTTCTACAAAATGTTATCAATGGTAAGTTTAAAAATATAACAAATGAATATGTTTTAGATAAAGGTCAAAAAGAACAGTATTATGGATATTCTTCTATAGTAAGACTTAATGATAACTATATTCCTACAAAACAAATTACAGTTATATTTGATAAGTATGATATACCATCTACAGATACTGGAGATGTATTTACTGTTGCTAGTTATGATCCAGAAAGATTTTCAAAAGATGTTCCCGATATAGGATTGTCTCAAACAAGAGCAACTGATACACTTGATTTTAGACCTAGAGTTGATACATATGATCCTGCATCTCAAATATGGGGTCCATTCTCTCCCTTCCATAGAGGCAGTATTCTTTCCAGTGCAAGAAAAGTAACACCAAACGAATCTTCTAAATTTAAGTTTAAAAATTATCTTGCCAGAATAGACAAGTTAATACTTAAACCTGGTCAAGGCATGCAATTGGTTATAGGAGTAGATAAAGAAATTCCTAAAGCACCTGCTGATGATGTAGATGGTATGACAATAGCAACTATTGTATGGCCACCATATACATTTGATGTTGAAGATGTACAAGTATATTTAATTGATAATCGTAGATACACAATGCGTGACATTGGTGTAATTGAAGATAGAGTACAGCATCTAGAAAATGTTACAACATTATCTTTCTTAGAACAAAAAATTGAGAATTTGCAAATTAAAGATGCTGATGGACTGGATAGATTCAAGAGTGGATTTTTTGCAGATTCATTTAAGAGTAGAGATTTAGTTGATCCTGCTTCACCTGTTGATGTTGATATTAAAAAAGGTCTTTTAATGCCATTAAAAGATTTTAATTCTATAGATGCAGCAGTAGTTCCATCTTCAGAAGTTCCTCCTGAGACATTAGATACTGAGACAGATTATGCTCTATTAGATGAGAATGCTGTAAAGACTGGTAGAATGGTTAGTCTTAAATATACTGAGACAACAATGGTCGAACAGACCTTTGCTACTAGAGTAGAAAACTTAAACCCATTCTTAGTGCATGATTATACAGGTACACTAAAGTTAAATCCTACAAGTGACAACTGGATTAATACTGTAAACACAGCAGGAGTAACAAAAAATAAAACTATCAGAAGACAAAATGTTGATACTAGAGTTAGTTTAACAGAAATTAATGGTGGATTTGGTGAAGATGCATTAGCGTTGAGATCTGTAGATAGAGTTCAAAAAGTTGAAAGAGATGATATTACATCAGAAAATACTTTTATAGAAAGTGAAACATTTGATCCTTTCATAAGATCAAGAAATATAGAATATA